CATAGAAGACGCTAAGCCAATTAAGTTCATGGCACAGGACGTGATCTGGCAACAGAAAGAATACAGACGCAATCTGGAGCGAGCAGCCATTGTGTACGCGAATGAGTTTGGACATAAGCAACCAGAAACTGGTGTATGTCTTCCAAACGTAGCCATTTACGCGGCAGGCTACCGGAAATCAAAACAACTGACGGCGAGGTGATTGATGACCACGCCTTCAGTTTTGCCGCAAAAATTATGGCGTCCGCTTGCAGAGATTAAAAACTTCGTTGAAAAAATGCCTGACGGCGTTCGCCTTACTGAGGTTACTAAAAAAGTTAAGACATTTGCCGAACTGTCAGGAAAGGAGAGAAACCAGCTCATCGATTTTATCGATAAACGGGAAAGCATCATTGTATTTAAGGTCAGAAAAGAAGGTTCTGGTAACGGAGTAACCTTTTTACGCCACAAAAATATGGATATCCCAAGCGGGAAGGAAACGTCACAATCATTAAGGACCTTCAATCAAAATTATGTACCAGATGCGGGCAGACAAAATCAGTCAATGATTTTTATTCAGATGCCAGCAAGCGTGACGGGAGAGCCATTTATTGCAAGAAGTGCGAATCTGCAATGAAACGCTCACGCAGAGAATGCAACAAATTAATTCTGCAACAACAGGAACCTGAAATGAATAACCTCAAAGCAGTTTCACCTTCACCAGAAATACTCAGAAAACAGGCTGAAGAATTGCTGAAAGCCGCCGAAATTGCGGAGAAAAAACGCCAGGAAGATGATGCATTCAACAAAAAACTTGCGCCCTTAAAACTTGAAATTCTTCAGGCCGCCGGAAAAATGCAGCTTAAACTGGACGAATTCATCGACTGTATGGATGAAATGAATAAAGCAGTTCAGAAGCTTAAAGAGCTGACCGCCTGATATTAATAAATTGCAACTACCGGAGTTAACTATGAACGAAACAGAACTGAAGCACATTATCGCCCTGCTTCTGGAAGATGCCAGACAGGTTTATCGACTTAGCCCAAATTCCGCAACGCTGACACGCATCCAGATGGCAGAAAAAGCACTGAAACAGGATAATGAAAACAGCGCATCCGAAGTTGATGCTAATGGTGAAAATGAAGTAATAGAAATAAACAGCAATATCAGCGACAGTTGCATCGCTTACAGCCACCAAATAATTCGTGTAAGTGCAAGAATAATGGAAGTGATGGCAAGTGAGCTTGAAAAGAACAACATCAAGCCCACTGATTGTTGTTTAAGAACCGTAATGAACGTTATTTATTACTCGATGTTCCGAAGCCGCTAACAGCGTCGAGTTTTTCATTAAAAAATGATTCAAATGCATCGTAAAATACGGCAATAGCACCGCCCTTATCTACCGCGGCAGGAACTGCCTTTTGAGGTATATCTTTCTCCCTGAATTGTGTGTTGTAGGTATCGACAGCCAGCCGCATCAGAAACATCACTTTTTCTTCTTGTGTCATAAACTCACTCTCCTTACGGGGTTTGTAGTTGAGGAGTTCTCCACGGGTGAGGTGGAGATCGTGCGCCGGACACGGGTAAGTTCCGGCACTCTCAGTTTACTGAACAGACATTACCCTGAAAGCCAGGGTACAACACGAAAGTGCACGGCGAAGACTCTTTCCCATTGAAGGCTTGTCGTTAGATTTCTTCGACCGTGCGCTTCCGGTTGTGAATAACAACATTGCTGTGTGTAGCCCTTGGCGGACATCGGTTTGCCGATTGCTGATGTCCGCCCTTTTTAAAGTGAATTTTGTGATGCGGTGAATGCGGCTATGCGCACGCGGAACAGTTAAACCGACAGGATGTCACGGAAAGTCATCGTCCCCTGACCCGGCGTTAGTTGTTAACTGGTTAACGTCACCTGGAGGCACCAGGCACTGCATCACAAAATTCATTGTTGAGGACGCGATAATGGAAACGTTATTACCAAACGTTAATACGTCTGAAGGTTGTTTTGATATTGGAGTTCTGCTCAGTAACCGGGAGTTTACTGAAGATGCCATTAAGATGAGAAAATATGAACCTTATCTTCTCAATGATAATTCCATACTTTCCAGAATTGCCCTTCTTGAACTTGGTATTATCGGAGAACAGCAGTGACTTCAGCGTTTGCACTGATAATGACCGTTTTTCTTATAACGGGTGAGCCGCAGAATGTGATTACCGGAATTTATGACAGTAAGTCATCCTGCATTCAGGTAAGGGACGAACAAAAAATCCCCGGTGAATGCCTCCCGTTAAAAAAAGTATCGCTGTACCTGAATAACGAAACACCGGCTGGATAACCCGCCAGCCATATTAACGCCATACCAACGGATTAAAAATGCCAGCAATGGCAGGAATTTGTTCATCCTTAAAATGGTTATGAGGTTTATCAATGAACGCTGATAAAGAAGAAATTGCACTATATTACGAAGCCAAAAATGACAAAGTCAGAAAACGCCTTGGGATTAAAGGTGGTTTTTACTGGCGCACAGCAAAAAAATTATCGGTTGCAATATCACGCGGTGTTGCTGCAATGGACGATGCCGGATTTGACGAAGAGGATTTTAAAAAACCCATCCGCGTCCATTTACCCGTTGTGAATGACCTTCCACCGGAAGGCGTGTTTGATACTGAATTCTGCAACCGCTATGAAAAAGGCGGTAACGATGGCATCACCATGATGGCTATCCCCTTCGATGACAACATCAACGGTGAAGATGCCACAACTGCTGGCGATGACAACGATAACCTGGACGGAACTATTCCGGATGATGTGGAGAAAAGCGAATCCCCGGACAGCGACGATGACTGTTCTGAGTGTGAAATTCCCGTCGCCACTCTGAGCCTTACTCATCGCTTCCTTCACCTCTTCTTATTCAGCAAAGATGAAGATGGAAAATACCGGCATCATGCCACACCAGAACAACGCAATAACGTGATCCGTATGGAGATGGACACAGAGGACAGTTACCTTCAGAGCCTGCTTACTGCTGTGCGCGCCGCGCATCATGAACTGGATAAACTGACGAACTATCACCTTAGTCGCCTGGCTGAATCTGTAGGGAAAGCATTCCCCCACTCTGCAAATCATCGCATCAGCCCGGCTGAATTCGACAAGTTCATTTCCACCTGGATGAAAACTGACTACCTTGATCAGGGCCTGCTGACAAAAGAATGGCAGAACGGAAATTATGTTTCAGGCATTACCCGTACGCCTTCCGGTGCTAACGCTGGCGGCGGAAATATTACCGATCGTGGTGAAGGATTCAAACATGATAAGACATCACTCGCACGAGATGTAGCCACCGGCGTTCTGGCCCGTTCAATGGATGTGGATATTTATAACCTGCACCCAGCACACGCAAAACGCGTTGAAGAAATCGTGTCAGAGAATAAGCCGCCCTTTTCTGTTTTTCGCGACAAATTTATCGCCATGCCCGGTGGGCTGGATTATTCCCGCGCCATTGTGGTGGCTTCCGTGAAAGAAGCACCAATCGGCATTGAGGCCATCCCGGCACGCGTGACTGAATATCTCAACAAAGTGTTGACCGAAACCGATCACGCTAACCCGGATCCGGAAATCGTGGAAATTGCCTGCGGTCGCTCATCAGCACCGATGCCGCAGCGCGGAACAGCAGAAGGAAAACATGGCGATGAAGAAAAGCAACAAGCATCGGACACAATGGCTAATGAACAGGCAGCGCCTGAATCAGTGGAAGAAATTCCAGTTAAACATAATGAGGACACGCAATCACTGGAAAATGTCTCATCTGTAGAAACGAAATACCAGGAACTGAGGGAGGAACTCAATAAAGCCAGGGAAAACATCCCCCCAAAAAATCCAGTCGATGCCGACAAATTACTGGCTGCCTCGCGTGGAGAATTCGTTGAAGGCATCAGTAACCCTGCTGATCCGAAGTGGGTGAAGGGGATCCAGACTCGCGACACTGAGGACCAGAATCAGTCCAAAGTGGAACAAATTGCCCCAGAAGCGGGACAAAACAGCCCGGATACGCAACAAAACGGGCCAGAAGAGCAACAGCCAGGGCCAGTAGCGCAACCGGAGCTGGAAAAAAACTGCCGCGTCTGTGGTCAGACTGGCGGGGGTAACTGCCCTGACTGTAGTGCGGTAATGGGCGATAGCACTTACACAGAAACTTTTGGAGAAAATGACGCCGCTGATGGAGAAGACTCAGCACAAACTGAGGAGAAGATCATTCAGGAAAACTCTGTTGATGCCGCTCAGGAGGGCGAAACCGTTGTTCAGAACGAGCCAGGCAGTGATACGTCCGGCGATGACGCCAATTCTGAGCCAGTAACTCTCGACTGGAAAAGACAGCTCGTGATTGCCGCCGTCTATGGTTTGTGCGCCAACCCCGCATGTATAGCCACAGCGCCAGCAATCCCTGATATCGCCATCATGATTGCCAACAGGCTTGAAAATTTCGGAGGTGATAAATCATGAATGCCTGGCTTATCCCCGATCGCATTGAAGAGCAGTCATGGGCACGACACTACCAGCAAATTGCCCGTGAAGAAACTGAAGCTGAGCTGGCAGACGACCTGGAAAAAGGTCTGCCCCAACACCTGTTTGAATCGCTATGCATCGATAATCTGCAACGTCACGGGGCCAGCAAAAAAGCTATTTCCCGTGCATTTGATGACGATGTCGATTTTCAGGAACGCATGGCAGAACACATCCGCTACATGGCTGAAACCATCGCCCGTCACCAAATTAATATTGATTCAGAGGTATAAAACGGATGAGTACAGCACTCGCAACGCTGGCAGGGAAGCTGGCTGAACGTGTCGGCATGGATTCTGTCGACCCACAGGAACTAATCACCACTCTTCGCCAGACGGCATTTAAAGGTGATGCCAGCGATGCGCAATTTATCGCATTGTTGATCGTCGCCAACCAGTACGGCCTTAATCCCTGGACGAAAGAAATTTACGCCTTCCCTGACAAGCAGAACGGCATCGTTCCGGTGGTTGGCGTTGATGGCTGGTCCCGCATTATCAATGAAAACCAGCAGTTTGATGGCATGGACTTTGAGCAGGACAATGAGTCCTGTACATGCCGGATTTACCGCAAAGATCGCAATCACCCGATCTGCGTTACCGAGTGGATGGATGAATGTCGCCGCACACCATTCAAAACCCGCGAAGGCAGAGAAATCACCGGACCGTGGCAGTCGCATCCCAAACGGATGTTACGGCACAAAGCCATGATTCAGTGTGCTCGCCTGGCCTTCGGATTTGCTGGCATCTATGACAAGGATGAAGCCGAGCGTATTGTCGAAAATACTGCATATACTACAGAACGTCAGCCGGAACGCGACATCACCCCGGTTAACGAAGAAACCATGTCGGAAATTAACGCCCTTCTTACTTCCATGGAAAAAACGTGGGATGACGACCTGTTGCCGCTCTGTTCCCAGATTTTTCGCCGCAACATTTACACATCTTCAGAACTAACACAGGCTGAAGCTGTGAAGGTTCTTGGATTCCTGAAACAGAAAGTCACAGAGCAGAAGGTAGCAGCATGACACCGGACATTATCCTGCAACGTACAGGGATCGACGTGAGAGCTGTCGAACAGGGGGATGATGCGTGGCACAAATTACGGCTCGGCGTCATCACCGCTTCAGAAGTTCACAACGTGATAGCAAAACCCCGCTCAGGAAAGAAATGGCCTGACATGAAAATGTCCTACTTCCACACCCTGCTGGCTGAGGTTTGCACCGGTGTGGCTCCGGAAGTTAACGCTAAAGCGCTGGCCTGGGGAAAACAGTACGAGAACGACGCCAGAGCCCTCTTTGAGTTCACTTCCGGCGTGAATGTTACTGAATCCCCGATCATCTATCGCGACGAAAGTATGCGCACCGCCTGCTCTCCCGATGGTTTATGCAGTGACGGCAACGGCCTTGAACTGAAATGCCCGTTTACCTCCCGGGATTTCATGAAATTCCGGCTCGGTG